ATAGACCTACTTTCATATGCTTCACACATTGGTGCAGTTAATACTAACATTGCAGCTTCAGAACTGTTCTTAGATTCTGCTCAAATCAGAAAGAACGTTAAACTCTCTGATAGTATCAAAGGAAAGATACAAGACGAGTTTAATCACATCTTAGGGATGATGAAGTTCAATCAGAACTCTCATGAAATATTCAGAAAGTGGTACGTTGATGGAAGAGTATATTTCCATAAAGTCGTTGACTCTAAAAGACCTAAATTAGGTATAGTAGACTTAAGGAACGTAGACCCATTAAAAATTAAAAAAGTTAGACATGTTGAAAAGGATAAAGACCCTAAGACAGGTATAGAACGAATCAAAAAGATGGAAGAGTTCTACATGTTTAATGACAGAGGATTCGATAAGTCTTCTGCAACAGAAGGAACAACAGTTAAAATTGCACCCGAGGCTGTATCATATACTACTTCAGGTCTACTTGATTACACAAAGAATGTTGTAATCGGGTATTTGCATAAGGCATTGAAGACTGCAAATCAGTTATCAATGATGGAAGATGCACTTGTTATATACCGTATATCAAGGGCTCCTGAAAGAAGAATTTTTTATATTGATGTAGGTAACTTACCTAAGGCAAAGGCAGAACAGTACCTTGCAGAGACAATGAACAAGTATAAGAATAAACTTGTTTACAATGCAGATACTGGTGAAATCAAAGATGATAGAAAACATATGAGTATGTTAGAAGATTTTTGGTTACCTAGAAGAGAGGGTGGTAGAGGAACAGAGATTAGTACATTGCCTGGTGGACAAAACCTTGCAGACATAGATGATATAGAATACTTCAAGAAGAAGTTATATCAATCTCTTAATGTACCTGCTTCTAGAATGGAGGCCGACAATGGATTTAACATGGGTCGTGCTTCAGAGATTAATAGAGATGAACTTAAGTTTAATAAGTTCACTAACAGACTTCAGAAGAAGTTTGCAAGGGTTTTCATTGATATCCTTAGAACACAATTAGTTCTAAAAGAGATAATCAATGCAGAAGAGTATGATAGTACAGTAAAAGAATTTGTTCAGTTTCAATTTGCAACCGACAACCACTTTACAGAGTTGAAAGATGCAGAGATACTAAAGGAGAGAATAGACACTCTCGGACAAGTATCAGAGTATGTTGGACAGTATTACTCTAAAGATTGGGTTAGAAAATATGTTTTAATGCAATCAGATGAGGATATAAAATTAATTGATAAACAAATCAACACCGAAAAAGATGAAGGTGGAGATGAAGATAATGATGACTTTGGAGGATTCTAATAATGAGTAGTGAAATTGCAAAACAAATAGTAGACCAAATAGAAAATGGTCAACTGCAAGATGCAAAGACAAGTATTGCACAAGGTATTAAACAAAAGGCTGCAGATGCAGTTGATATGAAAAGAGTTGAGATGCAAGTAGACTGGGTAGATGCACCAACAACTGAACCAACAGGTGAGTAATGAAAAGTTTCTCTTCTGTTTTAACTGAATTAAACGAATCTCGTAATGATATTCCGTTTAATGCATTTGAAGTTAAAAGAAACTTCGTTGAAATAGGAGAACAAAGAGTTAATGTAGTCTTAACTAGAACTAATGAAGACTTCAATATCATCATAGATGGTAACAAATTAAGTGAATCTTTTACAAGTGTAAGAGAAGCAGAGAAAGAATTTAACAATATCCGTATTATTATGAATGATTTGATTGAAAAGGATACAAAGATAGAGGAAATTATCAATGAAATTAATATCAGAGTTTAATGATTACGCAGTTCAACCTGTAATTATAGAACAAAACGAAAAGGGTGAAAAAGAATACTTCATAGAAGGTATTTTTATGCAATCTGAAATTAAAAACAGAAACGGTAGAGTATATCCTAAAGAGGTTATGAGAAAAGAAGTTAACCGTTATTGTAAAGAATTTGTAGAGAAAAAACGTGCATTCGGTGAGTTAGGACATCCTGACGGCCCGACAATTAATTTGGATAAAGTATCACACATGATTACATCTTTAGAAGAAGATGGTAACAATTATGTGGGTAAAGCAAAGATTTTAAGTACACCAAACGGTCAAATTGTAAGAAATTTGATAGATGACGGTGCTAAATTAGGAGTATCATCTCGTGGACTAGGTTCACTAGAACAAAAAGGTGGTGCTCAATATGTGAAGGACGATTTTCAACTTGCAACTGCAGGTGATATCGTTGCTGACCCCTCTGCTCCCGAGGCCTTCGTTGAAGGTATCATGGAAGGAGTAGAATGGGTAATGGAGAATGGTATATTAAAGGCAGTAGAAATGGAAAGGATGCAAAGACAACTAAAGTCTGCTTCCCTAAATAACTTAGAAGAAACGAAGTTAAACCTTTGGAAAAAGTTCGTTGAGAACCTATAATATATAAATAAATTAAGTAGTTCAATTAGAAACTAAACAGGAGAAAAAAATGGCAGAGTTAGAAAACAACCTAGAAAGTATCGAAGAGGTAAAACAACCTCATGACGGTGCTGAGAAAGGCGACACTAAACCAGTCAAACAAGGTTCATCTGATGCTGAGTCAATAGAGTCAGGAAAAGTTGAAGTCGTCAAACCTGAAGAAAATCCTGTTGACAAAGCAGTCTCAAGTATCAAATCTGCAGAAAATGTGAAACCAGTAACTGGTGATGCACAACAAAAAAATGCAGACAAGGCAGAAGGACAACCAAAATTGAAAAAGGTTTCAGAAGATGAAGAAGAGTCTAAAAAAGACGAAGTCAAATCTTCAAAAATGGAATCAATCAAGGCTATCGTCAACAACATGAAGGAAATGACTAAGGAAGAAATCCAATCAGTATTGGGAACAATATCTGAAGAGGAAGTTGACGAAAGTTTGACAAAGGCAGAAGTTGCTAGAAAAGTAGTAGAATCTTTAAAGTCTATGACAGAAGAAGAAGTTACTGAAACTTATGGCAAAATGTCTAAAAAGAAAGACGAAGAAGTTGAAGAAGAAGTTGAAGTAGAAGTAGATGAAGAAGTATCTACTGAACTTGAGTCTTCTTTAGTTGAAATCGAAATAGATGACGACCTATCTAAAATTTCAGAATCTTTAGACCTTTCAGAAGAAAATGCTGAAAAGGCGAAAACAATCTTTAAGGCTGCAGTAACTTCAAAAGTTGCAGAGATTAAAGAAGAGTTGGAGTCTCAATACTCCGAAGAATTAAAAACCTCGGTTGAGAAAGTTAAAACTGACCTTTCGGAAGGTGTTGACAAATACTTAACATATTGTGCAGAAGAGTGGACGAAAGAAAACGAACTTGCGATAGAAAGAGGTTTGAGGTCAGAAATGACTGAAAACTTTATCGAAGGATTAAAAACATTGTTCGTAGAACATTATGTTGATGTCCCTGAAGATAAGTATGATGTTATTGATGAACTCGCAAATCGTTTGGATGAGATGGAACAAAAACTTGACGGTGAAGTCACTAAGAACATGGACATCACTGAAGAGTTGGATACACTCAAAAGAGCAAATGTGATAACAGAGGCCTGCGAAGACCTAACTGAATCACAAACAGAGAAACTAGTTTCACTTGCAGAAGGAGTAGACTTTAAAGACGCTGAAGATTTCGCTGAGAAAGTTTCAGAAGTTAAGAATGCATACTTCCCTGTTGAAGGTGAAAAACTAGTTGAAGATACTGTTGTTGAAGAAGGTACAGGGGTGATATCTGAAGAATCAGACGAACCAGTACTTGCACCTGAAATCGCAACTTATGCTAACGCATTATCAAAACTAAAACCATTAGGTTAATTTAAAGGAAAAATAATATGTTTTTATCAGAAAACTTACAAGAAAAGTGGAGTCCGATTCTAGAACATTCCGATTTGCCAAAAATCGAGGATAACTACAAGAAGGCTGTTACTGCTGTAATATTAGAAAACCAAGAAATTGCTCTTAAAGAAGATAGAGCAACTCTAGGTGAAGCAGCACCTTTAAATGCTACTGGAAGTGCGATATCTAACTGGGACCCGATTTTAATCAGTCTCGTTAGACGTGCTATGCCAAATCTCGTTGCTTACGACATTTGTGGTGTTCAACCAATGACTGGCCCTACAGGTCTTATCTTTGCTATGAAGGCAAGATATCATGATGACGTAAACGCTGTTAGGACAGCAGAATCAGAGGCGCTTCACAACGAAGCAAGAACTGGTTATTCTGCTAACCCACAAACAGAATCTACGACTGTAGGTACAGACCACAGTGGAGACCCGTTTAACGGTTCTTACGCTTCTCAAACAGAAACAGGTATGTCAACAGCTGAAGCGGAAGCTTTAGGTGATGCATCAGACAATCATTTCGCAGAAATGAGTTTCTCAATTGAAAAAGCTACTGTGACAGCAGTTTCCAGAGCATTAAAAGCAGAATACACATTAGAACTTGCACAAGACCTTAAAGCAATTCATGGTCTTGACGCTGAGTCAGAACTTGCAAACATTCTTTCAAGTGAAATACTTGCAGAGATAAACAGAGAAGTAATCAGAGGAGTTAACAACCAGGCTAAAACTGGTGCGGCTGCTACTGCTGCTGCTGGTACATTCAACTTAGATGTTGATGCTAACGGTAGATGGTCTGTTGAGAAGTTCAAAGGATTATTGTTCCAAATCGAAAGAGAAGCTAACGTAATCGCAAAAGAAACAAGAAGAGGAAAAGGTAACTTTATCTTATGTTCTTCTGATGTTGCTTCTGCATTATCAATGGCTGGTGTATTAGATTATACACCTGCTCTTAATACAGGACTAAATGTAGATGACACTGGTAATACTTTTGCTGGTACATTAAACGGAAGAGTTAAAGTCTATATAGACCCATATGCTTCTTCAGACTACATGACTGTAGGTTACAGAGGTTCAAATCCTTATGACGCTGGTTTATTCTATTGCCCATACGTTCCATTACAAATGGTTCGTGCAGTCGGTGAGAATACTTTCCAACCAAAAATCGGTTTCAAAACTAGATATGGTATGGTAAGTAATCCTTTTGTTGGTTCAACACCACCAAATGGTCTTGCTTCTGCAGGTACTAACCAGTACTTCAGAAAAATGGCAGTTTCTAACATTCTGTAAGAATTTTAGTAGTTCATTTAAAAGGGTCTTTCGAGACCCTTTTTTTTGTCTTTAAATTGGGACTGCATCTTTCCGAATCATGCCTTATTATCCTTTCCTTCAAAGTTAACTCTAATCGTTCAATGTCTTGGGGATTAACCCAATTCTTTACACCGTGTCCTTCTAGTGAGGCCTTACCCCAATTTTATCTAGGTCAATAGGTAGTGACCATAAAGAAATTCGTTTACCATACTTTCCCAATTCGTCAAAAATTTCAAGTACTTCTCTGTTCGGTTTCTATCCACACCTCACGATTATATGCCACGTCTTAATTGACTTTAACAGTGTGGAACACCTTTTCTATACGGAACAACCTCTCACAACCAACTTACTTCCGTCTCGATTTCCTACTTTACTAGTATACCAAAAAGTTAGGTGCATTGTCAACCTAAATACTAGTATAAGAATAAATACACCTAAATATTATGGAGAATATAAATGAGTGAATATGAAAAGACCGTGAAAGTCTTAGAAGGCCCTTGGGAAAGAAGTGCTTTTCCGAATGGCAAAGAAATAACAAATGGAGTTATCAATAGAAAAATAACTACACTATACGAAGAAGATGGTTATCTATGTGAAGAGATAGTAACTAGAGAGTATAGGAATAACGACTATTTTGATACTACCACAAATAAGAGAGTACTGAAACTCAATGACTGATATAAACAAATCTTTACTTAACACCAATAACTTTAGACTTCTTATAGATAAAGTTCCTACTGTTGAGTATTATGTCCAATCTGTAAATATACCTAGTATGGTATTTCTAGAAACTGTTATGCCTTCGAGAGTTGGTATAGATGCATTCTTCCCTGGCGATAAAGTCACATTCGGTAATCTAAGTGTCACATTCCTTGTTGATGAAGACTTAGAAAACTACAAAGAAATGTACGACTGGATGAATGCGATTGTTCCTATTTCAGATACAAGAGACTATAAAGATTATGTTGAAACAGATTCATTATCAACAGGTGAGTTAGCAAGTATAAATTCTGATTTAGTTCAGTATTCACAAATTACATTGGTGACTAACACCAATAAAAACTTACCAAATAAATTTTTCAAATTTTACGACTGTTTCCCTACAGGATTAGGTGAAATAGAACTGAAATCAGGTTCTGCTGGAGAAGCCGTAACTTGTACTGCAGAATTTAGATTTACTTACTTTGACATAAATACCACTAGTTAGAACACCCTTTTTGTGGTATAATTGTATATTATGACTTTAGATGAAATTAAATTATTGTGGGAAAAGGATTGTATAATAGATGATATCGAACTAGATAAATCATCATTAGAAGTCCCTAGACTACATGCAAAATATCAAGACTTACTATCTAGTAAGATTCTATTATTAAAACAACATGAATTTAAGTATAACACTTTACTTAAAGATAAGTGGTTGTGGTTCAATGGTAAAATGGACGAGGATAGAATTAACGAACTAGGTTGGTCTCATGACCCATTTGACGGGTTAAAAATTATGAAGAATGACATGCAAATGTTTTTCAATTCAGATACTGATTTACAATCTGCAAAAGCAAAAATAGAGTATCTAAAAGTTACTATAGATTTTCTTAAAGAATGTATGCAAAATATCACATGGAGACACCAAACGATTAAGAACACAATCGATTGGAGAAAATTCATGGCAGGACAATAGAATGATACTACAAAATTATGTGTGTGAAATACCTGGCTTCTTTACAGATAAAGAAGTACAAGAGTTTCATACTTATGCAAATACCTTACCAGTTGATGAAGGAAGAGTTGGAGATAATTTCAATGACCAAGATTCAGATGATTCAGACTTTAATATAAATGATTCTATAAGAAGGTCTACTGTAAAATGGTTTAAGAATGATGAGTTTAGTCTCATGAATAAAATCAATGATGGTATACACGAAGCAAAAGAAATAAGTGGTTGGGGACATGAGTATAGTTACATAGAAAATCTTCAGTATACAATCTATCAAGAACAAGAAAATAAGAAAGGTGACTTCTATACATGGCATACTGATGCAGGCCCTGATGTATATGATAATGGAATGCATAGAAAGTTAAGTTTCACCATACAATTAACAGACCCTGATGAGTATGAAGGTGGACACTTTCAATGGTTAGAACCTCAAAATGAATTTAATAAATTAGATTCAAATCTTCAAGTTGATTTACAAAATTCTGTAAGAACGATTCCGTTCTCTGCAAAAGCAAAAGGAAGTATGATTGTATTTCCTTCATTCCTATATCACCAAGTGACCCCAGTGTTGAGAGGAACTCGTATATCCTTAGTTGGATGGTGTGTAGGAAATCGATATGTCTGATATAGTTAAAGTATCAAAAATAGACGAAGTGTTTATGAAAGTTCATTGTGATGATGGACTTGCAAGAGACCTCTTTGAGTTCTTCTCATTCACTGTACCTAATGCAAAGTTTATGCCTTCATACAAGAATCGTATGTGGGATGGTAAGGTTCGTCTTTTCTCAATTAAAACACACAAAATATACATTGGTTTACTTCCATATGTTGATGAGTTCTGTAGAGAAAGAGGTTACGGGTTCGAGGGTATAGAAGAAGTTATCGGAGATAAGAATAGAATGTCTGATGAAGATGTTGACTTCTTTGTCAATGGGGATGGTTTAATACCTGGCCTTGGTCTTCCATTTGCACCTCGTGATTATCAAGTAGATGCATTTAAGACTGCAGTGCAGTATGGTAGACAACTCTTATTATCCCCTACTGCAAGTGGTAAGTCTCTAATCATTTATATGTTATGTAGATGGTTTGAAGGAGAGATGTCATTACCTAACTGTAAGACTGTAATCATAGTTCCCACCACCTCACTGGTAGAACAAATGACAAAAGATTTTGAAGAGTACGGATATAAAGAAAGAGTATGTAAGATATATCATGGACAAGAAGTCTTTGATGCACCTATTACCGTCACCACATGGCAATCATTCGCAAAAGCTCCAAAGGAGGTGCTAGAGTCTTTTGATGTTGTCATTGGTGACGAAGCACATTTATTCAAAGCACAAACACTCAAGTCTATCCTAGAGAAGATGAAGACTACTGCAATCCGTATTGGAACCACGGGAACCTTAGATGGTTCAGAGGTTCATAGACTACAACTAGAAGGTTTGTTCGGCCCAGTCAAAAAGGTAATCTCAACTAAAGAATTGATGGAAGAAGGCACTATCGCAAACTTAGAGATAGATTGTGTTATACTTCGTCATCTTAAACAAAAGAAAACTACATACCAAGATGAGATGGATTACTTGGTATCGAATGAT